TGGGAAAAGATTATTAGTTATGCAAAAATAAAATGCGAGATAAAAGGCTATTGTGAAGAGCAACATTCTTGTGGATTATATCCTAAGAAAGATGAATAGATGATAAATATAATATTAGAAAGGAGGACTGATTTACATAAACAAACTAATAGTCATCTGTGGATTTTCTTCATCAGGTAAAGATAGAATATCAAAATACATATCAGACAACCACAACTATAATATGATAATCTCACATACATCCAGACCAATACGACCAAACGAATCAGAATGTAATCCATATCATTTTATTACTAGAGAAAAATTTGAAAAAATGATTAATAATAATGAATTTATTGAATGTCGTACATATAATACATTGGTAAATAATGTTTCTGATATTTGGTATTATGGGGTGCATAAAAATAGTATTGATTTATCAAAAAATAATTATGTTGTTGTATTAGATATATCTGGATTAATGGAATTTAAAAAACATTATAAAGAATATATTACATCATTTTTTATTGATGTAGATGAACAAACAAGAAGAAGTAGATGTATTGATAGAAATGATTTTGATGAAACAGAATGGAATAGAAGATATTTAGATGACAAGAAAAAATTTACGGATGATGTTATTAATAGAGAAGTAGATTATGTGATAGAAAATTATGATTTTAATAAGTGTATTAGTAAGATTATTGATGTGATTAAAGGAGAAAATTTATGAGTAAAACAATCTATCTTGATCTTGATGAAGTAATTTGTGCATTCCTAGATCAACTATGTTTTAAATACAACGAACAATATAATAAAAATCTTAAACCAAATGATATTAAAACATACTCATTATCTAATTATTTAAATGAAGATGGTATGAAAATATTCCATAAACCAGGATTCTTCATGTCGTTAAAACCAATCAAAAACTCAATAGAAACAATAGAGAAATTAATATTAGATGGTCATATGGTATTTATTATTTCTTCACCAATGAATGAACATTCTGTATTTGAGAAATATTTATGGTGTAAACAATATTTGCCATTCTTTGATATTAGAAATTTAATCTTAGTAGGAAATAAAAGTGAATTGTTAAGTAGAATTGATGGTGAGAATAGTGTGTTGTTTGATGATTGTCCTGCTTATTTGAGGGAATTCAATGGGATTAGAATTGTTATGGATAGAGAATATAATAAGGAATTGATTGTTGGTGTAGATGTTGATTTCAGAGTTAAGGATTGGGATGAGTTTTATGATGTTGTTAAGGGATTATAATATAAAGGAGAATAAATAATTAACAAATAATGAACATCAACTATATTTTATACAATTTAATTGTTTGTAGTATGTTAACAAAAGTAACGTATTCATTAATTCATTTTACATTGAATGACTATATTAATGGATATAAAATGATACCACTTATTGGATACGATTTATTTTTATTATATAAATTAGATGAATACAAATATGATTAAAACATATCAAATTTTAAAAGAAAGGAGGATGATTAAATATGTAAATTAAAATTGTTGAAACAGACAAATAAAATAAAATAAATAATAAAGGAGTAAATTTTATGCTTACACTAAAAGAAATATTAGATATGCCATATGACGAAAATAGAGCATTTAAAATGGTGGAATTAGATTTAGGAGATATATTTGATAGGTTAGTATATACTGATGAAGATGGAATATTAAGATATGAAATAAGTGAACAAGATGATCGAGAAGGTAAAATGTATGGAGATATTGTTCCAATACATAGTGAGATGCTTGAACGCAAATTTAAAATTGTAAATCAATATATTCCTTTTATGAATGCATTTAATGAATGGTATTTTAATAATAAAACTATTTGTTGTGATTGTATAGATACATCAATGTTACGATATGGAAATAAACATAAAAACTATAGTTTTTCCCCAGAAGATATTGCAGAAAGTAAATGGTATATAGTAGAAGATGAAGATAAAGAAAATGATGAAGAAGAGGAAGATGATATTGTTTAACTAAAATAGTGGGATGAAATTCCCCTATATTAAATACAATGATTAATATTGAAATTCACATGATTAAATTATAAATATAATAGGAGAACTTGCAAGTTTATGGTGTAGCTACGCCTCCTGACGAGGAGGATAATTAGAATTGAGAAAAGTGTTTTTAGATGAATTGCCAAAAAATAAATATGGAAATAAACAACGTATAGATTGGGAAAATAGCATTGGATATAAAGTTAAATTTATTTATGATGATATTGAAGGAGAAGTTGAAATTATTGATTATATTAAAGAAAATCAACATCCTTCTATCTATATATATTACAATAATAAAAGTCATCGAATATATACAGATAATTTTTTAAAATGTGCTTTAGGTGAATTATTAAATATGATTAATCGTAATTTTAAATATAAAATTGGAGAAAATTTTACTAATAATTTTAGTCAAATACAAATAATAGAGCAAATTAGGATGCCCCAGGGGAAATATACACAAAAAGGATATAAATATAAATGTTTAAAATGCGGAAATGAAGATTAAATAAATGAATATGATTTAAATAAAAATGTAGGTTGTAATGTTTGTTGTGTTCCATCAAAGAAAATATTAATTGGTTATAATGATTTATGGACTACTCATCCACATATTGCTAAATTATTAGATAATACAGAAATAGGTTATAAAGTAAGTCATGGAATGTCCCAAAAAATCATTTTTATTTGTCCTAAATGTGAATATAAAAAATCTTTTGATATACGTTCTATTATAAAACATAATTTTTCATGCCCTAAATGTGGAGACGGAATTAGTTATCCTAATAAATTTGCATTTAATTTATTAGAACAGTTAAATATTGATTTTGAATATGAATATAACCCTGATTGGATTAAACCAAGGAGATATGATTTTTATTTTGAAGTTAATAATAAACAATACATATTAGAAATGGATGGTAGTTTAGGGCATGGGAATGATAATCCGTTAAATGGTCAAACAGCAGAAGATTCTAAAGCAATAGATGATTATAAGGATAAATTAGCAAAAGAACATAATATTGAAGTGATAAGAATTGATTGTTTGAAAAGTAATTTAAAATACATAAAGAAAAATATTTTAACTAGTAAATTAGTTGATTTATTTGATTTAAACAGTATTGAGTGGGATGAAATAGAAAAATATGCTTGTAGTAATTTGGTTGAAAAAGTTAGTATATTATGGATGGATGGAATTAAAGATATAAAAGAAATAAGCAATATTATAAAAATAGCTAAAAATACAGTTATAAAATATCTCAATCAAGGTACAAAATTAAAATGGTGTAATTATAATGGAAAAGAAATTATGAAAAATAATGGTATAAAAGTTAGTAAAATAAGAAGTATCCCTATAATTCAGTTATCACTTACAGGGAAATACATAGCGGAATTTGAAAGTGCAGCAGAAGCAGGAAGACAATTAAATATAGGAGATAGAAATATTAATAACTGCTGTAGAGGTAAAAAGAACTCAGCAGGAAGATTTAAATGGATGTATAAAGAAGATTATGATAAATACATAAAACAACAAAATAAAAGTGCATAAATTTAAAATACATAAATAATATTATAAATATTCTATGAAAGGAGGTGTCAACATAAACTACATAAATAAAATAACCACAGAATTATCCAATGCAAACGATATTACGAAAATTAAAAAAATATTATGTGAAATTTTTGTGAGAATTCAAATGGATTCTGACATAAGAGAAGAATTTGAAGAACTAATTATTGAAATAATTAGAATAGAAAAGGAGTAAAATATTATGAACGATAAAGAATTATTCAATGAAATATTAGAAAATAAAGAAGATTATTTAATTTTTATTAATGATGATATTATACATGCAGATAATAGAATAGAAAAAACTAGTTATACTTTCTCTAATGAAAAAGAATTGGTTTATTTATTATTTTATCAGTTGGGATTTGATGTGATAAATAGATGTGATAAGTAGATGTGATTATTATTTTTTAAAGTAATGTAATGGGAACAATTACCATGTAATATTTTATTGATTAGTTAATACATATGTATAGGGGTGATGAAAATAAATTATGTGATTTTAGAGGTGGGTGATGTTTATGATAGTAAAAGAAAAAAATGAACCATCAGATGAAGCAATAAGAAATAGTATAAAAATATTATTAGAAATAATTAAAAATAATAAACTGGATGAAAAATATTTACCAAAAGATATAAAAGCATCTTAAGATGCTTTTATTTTTTATAAAAATATTATTTTAAATTTTACTTTAACAAACTTGTCATTGGTGTCATGTCTATTAAAGTAAAAAATTATCTCCATTCTATATCTATAATTTCTTCGTTATTACCAATTCTTGTCCATAATATTTCTTTAATTATTGATTTATAATATCTATTTTTTTCTTTAGAAGAAATATCTTTTTTATCTAAATTTTCTAATACTTTAGTAATAATATATATATCTTCTTCTTTATTTTTTATTACACTGTTTTTCAACATTTGTTCATTTAACTCATTAATATCACTATTAACTTTTTCTATTTCATTTTCCCATTTACTCTTTCTTTCTATCCATTCATCTCTAGTATAATCACCTAAATCATAAGCATCTTTAGCATTATTTAATGCTTTATTAAATTTTGCTAGTTGCTTATTTTTTTGTTTTATAATCAATTCTATTTTACTACTATCATGGCTTGTTCCATTTTTAAGTTCTTTAAATAATCTTTCTTTTCTTTCAATAATTTTCAATTTAACAAACTTACTTACTTCTTCAACACTTCCAGCACGATTAGGACACTTATTACCAAAATTGTCAACATACCAACAAGGTTTCATATATACTTTATCTGATTCTTTTCTGACAAAAAACGTCATCGAATGTTGACACAATGAACATTTTAGCAAACCTGAAAAATCAAATACACCCTGTTTTGCTCTTGGTGCAATTTGTTTTCTCTGTTTAAACAATTCTAATATTCTATCATGCTCTTCTTGAGTTTTTACACAAGAATGACAATTTTCAACCACTATCCATTTATCTCTAGAATATTGTATTATTTTTTCACCTTTTTTACTATTGCCTTTAGTTTTATTGCTAATTATCTTACCTAAATGAGTCTCACTAATAAGTATTCTTTGTATTACATTTGCATGCCATTTAGTTCCTCTGTCATAAAGTGTAGGGATACCTAATTTATTTAATTCATTTGCAATATTATCTACAGATAATAATTTATCAAGATATAAATATTTAATAAGGTTATATATAGGTAATTTTTCTTCATCTACAATTAAACCTTTAGTTTGAGGATTATATTTATATGGAATAGGTGCTGTACCATTGGTAAAATTGCCCATTTTACTTCCAATTTTCTTACCACGAATTAACCTTTTTTTTATTAAGCGATACTCCTGCCTTGCTAAAAACGTCTGGAACTCCATATATGTTTCATCATCTTCATTTTCTAAATTATAAATTTTATTAGGAGTAATAATTAATGTATCAGATTTTTTAAAAATACGTTTAATTTTCCCCGAATCTTCTTCTCCTCCACGTCCCAAACGATCTAGATCAATTACTAAAACACCATCATATAATTCATTCTCAACGTCATCAAGCAATCTAATCATTTCAGGTCTATTATCAATACTATCACCTGAAACTACTTCTTGATAAATTACATATCTAAAATCATGTTTCTTAGCAAAATCAACAAGAATTTCTTTGTGTTTATATAATGTTTCATCAGTTTCTTCTTCTTGATTTTTTGCTCTTGATTTACGAAGATATATTGCTATATCCTTTATGATTTCTGATAATTTATTTTCCATGATATTTACTCCTTATAATGATGTTATGGAGAATAGGGATAGATATAGTATTCTACAAAGAGTGTAGAATATCCTTTTAGAACTAAAAAAATTTAAAAAAAATAATATTTATTATGGATTTAGTATGTATAAAAATTAACAAAAATGATATAATTAGAATAAGATGATTAAATTAATGATGTTATTAAATTAGATTTAATGAATAAGAGGAGTGATTTATAAAATGAGTGTTGTTGAGAAGGAGATTGGTATGGATTTGGTGGATGATACTGTAGAATGGGAACTTCCTCTACGTCCGTTATATAAAAATGGTGAAATAGTTAGATACACAGGAAATGTTTCACTTGGTACTTTAAGTTCTATGTATCGTGATGGTCAAATTTACTATAATCCTTTAAAACAGAGGGGAATTCGTAAAAATAAGGACGGAAGCACAGAACCATTTATTATTAAATCTAAAATTAAGGAAATTACTACGTGTATCTTGTCTAATAAATTTTTTGGAAATTTAATTACTTTAAACATTAGAAAAGAAGAAAATCCTATTCTACATTTTGATGAAATTTCAGGAATTCTTAGTTGTAAAAATAAAATGGAATTGATCGACGGCTGCCATCGCTTAACTAGTGGTTTATTTTTACTTAATAGGTGGGAAAAACTTAAAGAAAAAGATAAACATTTAATTGTAAATCCTTTCCAATATGAAATGATAGTTAGTGTAGATGTGCTAAATGATATAGATTCTTCAGCTCTTTTCAATGAATACAACGGAAAGCAAACAAAAATTGGGAAAAATATTGTTAACTTTTTAGATGTTTATGATTTATCAAATACTGTAGCAAGAAAATTAATAAATGAATCAGAATTAAATGGTAAAATTAAAATTGGTTCTGGTTCAATAAGAGCAAAAACAAATAATGATATTACCACCTTTGCGGTTATTTATGATGGTGTTAAAAACAATTTTAGTAATTTATTATTAACTAGAAATGAAGCAGATAAGATTGCAGAATATTTAATTTTATTTTGGGATGAATTAGTGAATCTCTTATCTGAGTACATGGGCAATATCACAAATCGTCAAGAAATGAGAAATAAAGATTTAACTATACAACAAATAACATTTAATGCGTATTTTACAATTGCTAGAAAATTATATGGATTAGAAAATTGGCAGGAGAAATTAGCAAAATTAAAAGAACCAGTACAAGTTGATGGATTTAAAGGGTATATTTTCTCTAAGGATAATCCTTGGTGGTCAGAATGTTTTAGAATTAAAAACGGTATCCCAATGGTCATCAACAGTAGTAGTACAGTTCGTGCAGTTACTAAACATGTTGTTGGTTATATTGTTCCAGATGAAAAGATTAAAAGTTAATAGTGAGAATGAGAATGAGAAGATTAACCCTACTCAAATAATAAAAATGAGTAGGGTTAAATTATTTTATATGTATATTTAATCTTTTACAACAATAATCAAAGGATAACCTAAACTATTAATATTATATTGTTCTTTTATTTCTTTATTCGCTCTTATTCTTTTATAACCTAATTTATCTAATTGCCCTCTCATTTTTCTTAATTGAATCTCAGTTATTTCCCATAAATATTCATTAGACAAATATAATATTAATTCTTTTTCTGTTGTATATCTTTTTCTATTAATTAAGATATTAATTGATTTAACAATATTATCAACTCTTTCATTACTTATCTTACTAGTTGTTCTATCTTTAATTACTTCTAAAATTTCACCAGTTTCATTATTAATTTCTTTGCCTTTAACTTTTTTATGTTGAGGATATATATTCTGAGCAACTTCTAATCCTTCGCCTCTATAAAACATTTCATAAGATGCACCTTTAATTGTATAACCATTACTTTTCCATTTTACACCTTGTAATTCTACATTACTTAAATGTTCTAATATCCATGAAGGTATTGCATAAAAATTAACTCTTTTAGGAAATTTATTATCAATAGAAATTGCTTGTGCTTTTTTAAGCATTAATTCTGGAATTTTGTCATCGTCTAATTTACGAACAAGATCATGATAAATTAATACAGATAGTCTTTGACTAATTCTATTAAGATGATTTAAAGATACATTCATTTGCTTTGCTAAATCAGTTAATGAAACAAAGAAAATAATATCACCATCTGAATTAGTATAATTTTCACCATATACATTATCTTTAGCAGTGTGAACCATTACAGAAAATAATTCTTTTACATATCTTATATTTTTATTTGTTTGAGGACATAATTCAGAAAATATATTCATATCTAATTTATAAATAATACCATCTAAATTTGCTTTTTGCTCAATACTCCATTCTGTTTCTTTTATAGATAAATTATAAATATCTTTTATAAATTTTATTGCTTTATATTCACTTTTATAATTACCTAATTTTTCAATTAATTGTTTATTATTTAATGTTAATGATTTACCATTTGGCATTTTACATTTGCTATGACATTTATAAAGCCAAACTCCATCATCATTTTGAAAAACACTAGCAGAAGGATTATGATCATTATGAAATAAACATTTAAAAGATTTAGGATGTTTTAATTCTAACAATTCAATCATATTAATACGATAAATATAGTGCCAAAATTCTGCATCATTATCAAATTCAATAGGAATATTATTTATTTTATCCTTCAAATATTTTACATCTCTATTTGATATTGCTTTTATATTATAATTTTCTTTACTAATTGAAGGAGTGGGAGTTTCCGAAGAAAGGGTGGACATAATATTAAGTGAATTATAATTATATTCAATACCATTTAATATATTATCCACCCTTTCTGAATCTTTCTTACTTTTATTGACCTTTGAAGATACATTATCTAAATTAATAACCTTAGACAATTCTATAATATTATCTCTATTTAATACATTCCCACTATTAAATACAATATTTTTACCTGCGTAATAAAATCTATTGATATTTTTACATTGTTCATCTGAATATTCCATAATATTCATTAAATATAGTTGTATCTTTTTAGCAGTATCATATTCATCAACTTCTTTGTCTAAAATAAATACTAATCTAAATTTATGATGTTCTTCTGTATGAGAAAATGAAGTATAAATAAAATTAGGAATTATATTTACTTCCTTACATTTATCTATTGCTTGATTAATTGTCAAATTATTATCAATATCTATCATAAACATTTGTTGAGATTTCCATGTTTCTTCTCTGCCTCCACAATATGAAGGTCTAACTGTTTTGCCAATTAGAATACTCTCTTTAATTTCATCAATAGAATATTCTTTTGCTGTATTAAGTGTCATTCTTAAAGTTATTCCTCCACCACTTTTACCTTGTGGTTTTGATAAAAATTCTTTAGTATCAATAATACATTTAATTTTCATTTCAACATCTCCTTTTTCTATAAAATAAATTTTTTAATAAAATAAAAATACTAACCTCAATATGGGTTAGTATCAGTCCATTCTTTTAAATTATTTGATAAATTTTGATTAATTTCATATAACCAAAAAGTTTTATTTGTGTAGAAATCTTTTGCCCTTAAAATATATTTAATTTTATTCTCTGATAAATATTTTTTTAATTTACCACTAAAACATCTATAATATTTACTATTATTTTTCATATCTATCATATTTAAGATCTCCTTAAAAATTTCTCTTTATTAATCAACAAAAAACACATTTCCTCACAAATTTCACTCCAAATCCACCATTAAAATCACTCATACCTAAACTTATACCTAATCAAATTTATCTCTTAAAATAGCCTTAAAATTTCGCAATATTTAAAATATGGTAAAATAATACAACCTACAAACCATTGTAAATAGTAGGTTTGTAGGTTGTATGGATTTAAGGTGTTTTTATTAAATTTTACTATCAATATGTAAAAATTAACACCAAACAACAAATTTATTTAGATATTTTTTTATATCTATAATTTAATTATTAAACTTTGATAATTTAGGTATAAAAATATTAGAAATTATTTCTTTTAATTTATTTTTATATTTTAAAATAAAAATTCTCCTTTGTATTAAATTATTATTCTCCTAGTCAAATTTAACTCCTCTATCTTTCCAAATAATTACCAAATAAAATCACATTATGAAAGTGGGGGAAGGAGCGAGAGGAAGCATTGTGTAAAGAGGGAGGAGGTTATTTTACTTCTCCACTAATATTACCATTGGATTTAACATTATTATTAACATTATTACTATTTTTATTCATCAATGTTTCGACACTTTTCATTGCTACACTCGCCAAAATTACTCCATTTATAAAATTTATAAATATTGCTTCACCATTGAATATATTTTCTCCTAAGAAATGTTTAGAAGTAAATAATAAAAACTCAGAAATCATGAAAACTAGGTATTTTGTAGACAATGTTTTTCCAAACGCTTTTTTATAGATGTTATCTACAATTTCTTTAAAATTTTGTACAATTAAAATTACTACTAAAATTAATCCTCCGATAGTAGATAGATTTTGAATTGTTATAAATTGTTCCATAATAGAATACACTCCTTAAAATTTAATTATTTATTAATTTTATCTTACTTATTATTTATTTTTTCTAACAATCTTGCCATCATAGTAAATAACAGCCAATTTTCAGTTTTTTCATCCATTTTATTACTCCATAAATTGCCATCATTAATAATCCCGTTTTTAACTAAACTATTTAATGAATTAATTCCTGCGTCTTTCATCCATTTTTCAATTGCCATATCAATTAATTCCTCCTTGTTGTTAATTATTTTTTCTACTTTTTCTTTACTATCTTTATATTTAATCCCAAAATACTCACAGATAGCCTTGCAGTGTGCGATAGATAATATCTCTAGTTTATCATCATCTTTTGCCCATACATACTCAATAGGATTGTCAACAAATGCATTCTCACTTAAAACAGTTGGAAAATTAGTCCTTTTTATTATGCCCACTCCAGAATTTACTTTCTTGATTCCTCTATTTATTAATCCTGTATCGTTTACTAAATGTTTTAATAATATATTTGCAAACTTTAATGTAGTAGATGAATGGTATCCTGGTGCTATATCTGAATACAACACTTCCGTACCAGATGTTTTTTCATTGAAAGCATTAAAATGTAATGCTACTGCTAAATCACATTTATTATTATTTACAAAGTTAATTTGTGTATTTACATCTCTATCATTTAATAGATTAACCTTAAAACCATTAAATTCTAATTTAGATTTTAATTTATTTGCTAATATTTTTGTTCCAGTTGCTTCTTGAGTACCATTTTTGTTCGTTGCTCCAGGATCATAGGGTATTCCTTTAATATTACTAATTCCATGACCAGGGAGTAAGTTTATTGTTAACATATTATTATTCACACTCCTTTATTATATTAATAATTTAATTAAACAATTTTATTTCATTGCCATATAAATACTTCCACCAATAGTTGCCAAACCTCCAAAAAATAGAATTATTTGTATGTATATCTTACTTTTACCATCTATCTTAGCCACCTCAACTTTAGTAGAATTGTCATTCTTATTTATTATTAGTGAATTTAATCCTGATAACATGGCATTATGGTTGGTTAACATTTGCCCCTCAATCTTGTCCATACTTTTTTTTAGAGATTCCTGACCTTGTTTAACATTATTTAATGTTTCGTTATTCTTGGCAAATTCAATTTCAAGCACCCTTATTCTTGTATCAAATTTATCTAATTGTTTTCCATGCTGATCTAAAATCACATCCACAGTATCTAAATCAATCGCCATATTCTCAACATCTCCTTCTAAAAATTTATCAACTCCATTACAATTATTTTCACATTCCATATTGACATAAACCTCCCTTAATGATATAATTCAAATAATTATCAATAATCACCAACATTATTGATAAAACAAATAAGAGAGAAGAAGGGAGTATTTCTTCTCTCTTCATATACATAGATAAAAAAATAATTAACTAAAAACTAAATACCAAAAACTAAAAATCAAAAAATATCAAAATCCTCACATGCCCTAAACCCTTATAAATCAACACTTTCTAAAATTAGAAATCATGATAAAAGGTTTATTTTATTTTAAGTTATTTTAAGTTAAAAAATAGTAGTTACTTTTTATTAAGTAACTACTATTTTTATTTTTGTTTAATTTAGAAAATACAATATTAAGTTTTGTTATGTATTATTAAATCAATATTCAATTGTAAGTTACCGTACTAACGCACCCCAGTTAGTTGGGTAAACTATGCACTATAAAACTTGTAATATCCTCTTAAACTCAAAACATCACCAGCAGAAAAACCACTCTGGTAGTCGATTAGGTTAAAATACGACTTATCATAATTTGTCCTAAAAGCATTGTAAGCTGCTGTATGAAGGTTTACGGAATTAGCTAGTCCAAAAGAAATATCTAGTCCTAAATCTGCAAAATCAGTATTAAGTTTATGTGTGACAAGATTACAGGTCTTACTTCCTGAGTTACAGTTAACATTTCCTGCATTCCATTGTTTGTTGGTAGCAGAATGGAATAACAAATATCCATTCCAAGAAGTACAACTTAATTGCAAACCATAATAAGTTTCTACATTACATGCTTCTAAAAACTCGATAATATTTCTAACTTCCCAATTTAACCCATCAAATGACATTCGATAGGTTTTTTTTATAACCTCACGCCCACCACCAGATGCCTTTTTGGTGTTATATGCCTGAATATAGTTAATCCATTCAATTTCAACGAAAGAAGCAAATCCAGAAAATGAAGTAACTTTTCTTCCGTCCACAAAAAAGCTGATTGAAGATGTTCTTCCTGTTGCACTGCCTGTTGCATCACCATTATAACCGTGATTGCCACCAGTAAATGCAGAAGTGCCAGGATTGTCGCCATCAGCATTACTTACCGCTGCTACGGTAAATGGTCCGAACGAGTCTGTTCCATTTGACCAACAAGAAGTACCTGCTGATATGTTATTTGATACTGAATTTGCATTATTAGTTACCTTGTAAATACTTCCAAAATCAAAAATAGAATTTGGGCCTTTTTTATTTAGAACAAATCTTAAATCTTGTGTAGCATTATACTTTGCAATTACATTTAATATGTTATTAGTAATATTAACAAATAAAGGTAGTGTACTCCTTGTGATAACTGCTTTTACTGCAAGAGTTGTTTGGACAAACAAGGATTGATTATTATACAATTGGATAACAGATTTATAGTCAGATACAGAAGATTCATAGCCGGCTCCATACTCTACAGTTAGACTCGTTAACATTACTTCTGCAACTCTAATTTCTGCAAAATTAGCTGAATTATAATCAATAATTTTAAATTGTATCGCTGCACTTGCTGTAGCAATAAAAGTACCTTCGAGAATGGCATACTGCCCATTTCCGCTATGTGCTACTTCTGTGATTATGCTGCCATCAGACGTCCATGCCATACTTAAATTAACATTACTAGAAGATGATTTTACTTTTGCCCTAAAGTAGTATTTTTTACCTACCACAACATTTTCAGCAACACCTTGTCTTAATTGTCCATACAGTGCTGTGGCTGTAAATATTGCTTCATTATTAGACACACTACCATTCGACAATACAAATGACCAGTTTGTAGCACTAGCAAAATTTGAATTTGATAATTTATTTGTGATTGTTACATCAGAAAAAAGAGGTAGTGTTTTTGTGTTTGTATAATTCTTAGCAGATTTTAGAGTGACTAAATCCATGCTATATCACCACCCAATTAACGCCATCTGTAACCTCAACAACTCCAGTATCAACACTAAAATAATAACAAAATGGTATAACAGCATGTGTAGTAGCCGCATCTGGTTTATTGGCAACAGTATTACGTAATGTATCACCACCTGATACTGCAAAGGTTACGCCACCTATTACAACTATACTACCAGTTAGTTGCATAGTGCCATCAACTTTCATAGCACCTGCATCATTAGTTTTAATTGTTTCCATTGTTACTCCATCAGATTTAACACCTTGTAATCCAACATATAATCTCTTAATCCCTTGGAGTAGATCGGAAATAGGATTTAAAGCCATATAAAAACCTCCTTTTTAAAATAAATAAAAGAGAGTAGTATTAATACTCCCTTAAAAACAAATTATTATATTTTATAAATCATAATAAAAACTTCCTTTTATATTAATATATTTATATTAATATTTTAATCTACTAACTACCACCTAAATACTCAATATCTAATGCATCTGTTTCTATATTATTTTTTAATCTATAATTACCCATAGTCATAGTTTCATAATCAAAATTATCTAACTGATTAACTTTATTATTTGCATTTTGTGTTGCTGTATTAGCATTAATAGTTGCTGTATTAGCATTAATAGTTGCTGTATTAGCTGTGGTAGTTGCATTATTAGCATTTTGTATAGATGTATTAGTATTAGCAATTGCCGTATCTATATCTGTTAATTTTTGTTGTAATAAAAAATTATTATTAAATAAAGACAAAATATTTCACCTCCTTTTTAATAACATCCAATCCAATAGTAAGAAATATTATTTTCTTGTATTCTAAAGGAAAATATAGGTAAATCTACATAATCTGTATTTATCCCTATAAAACTTGCTAAATAAATCCAATCTCCATTATTGATAGAAACATGACATGCATTATTTAAATTCATAAAACTAAATTTATAAAAATTATATTTACCTAACCAATTACTAGGTGGACTAGGTAAAATTTCTTGCTCTGCTACACTTATTTGGATATCTGAACTTCCAAGATAACCAGATCCTACACGAACACCCATATTATCATCTCCTTTAAAATTCAAAATCAATACTATTTAAATTTGCATTATGCTTAATTTTAAATCCACCTAAATTAATTTCATTTTCTCCCATATTTATATTTCCTGTCATATCACCCCCAGACAATGGCAATTTAGTATCTGTATATTGTTTAGTTGAAGCATGGTATGGATTGGTTGGATCTGCATGTAAAGTTAGGTAATCACTCATTGTATCGCCTAATTTTGATACTTTTGTATCAATCTGTGATAATTGTATTTGTTGAATATAAATCCATTCTGAATTTTCATCATATCTATAATATTTAGAATCATCTAATGTTTGTACTACCCAACTTAATTCTGGTGTGGGGTAAGTAGTAATAATGTCATTAAATGTTGCTACAGGACTCTTATAAATTAATTGACTAGTATCAACTGCATCATTTAAATTATTTATTGCGTTTGTAGTATTTGTTTGTCTATCTGATTCTTGAGATTGTCTAGTATTTTCATTTGAAACTCTAATTGATTCTTCTTCCTGAATATCTGTATTTGTTTGTATCGCATCATCTCTTGCTATTATTGTAGAATCTGTGATAGATTGAAGTGTTTCAATTACATCACCATTAGAATCCACTAAAACAAAAATTCTTTTTACATTTAAATAGTACCCACCAGTTCCTTTATAAGAGAATGTTAAGGATTCATTATTCCTATTTGAATGAAATTCAACATATCCGTAATCATAACTTACTCTATATTGATTTTCACTAGGCACGCTAGTAGTTTCAATCCAAGTAACACCTAATCCTGATACAGTTACTTTTGTAAAACTATCTGGAATTTCAGAAATTACGGCTTTATTTTGAATTATTTGTTGTGATTCTGATATATCTATATAAGGATCAGATACATCACCTTTTCTACGTCTTGAAATTACGGCAGTTTGATAATCAAAAATTGAAATATTAATCCACCTCCTTTTTATATAATAAAAAAATCATAAGGTATTTCTTTTAATTATTATCTTCTTTTTCTTTTACAGGACTACTCAACACACTCATTATCTCATTAATAAAATCAATTATCTTCATTAAATAAAAAATCTAAATTTAATAAATCTCTAGGAGATATCATCACATCATTTAAATCATCTAATTTAATTTTATCAAATTCAAGTTCTATTTCAATATTTACTAATTCGATAAATTCATTATTAAATTTATCTCTATTACCATTTAATATCATAATAGTATTATCTTCTTTATTAATTTTAATATTACCATTTTCATCTTTTTCTGCATATTTATTGATTAACTTCATTCTATTATCTTCATATATTTTATATTCATTCATTAAATTTCTAGTTAATTTGCTTAATTTATATGATGTTTTTATAGGAATCTCTTTATCTATTAATTTATTTAAACTTCCTATAATTGTACTTAATTCACCAAGTTTTATTTTCAATTTAATTGCCTCCTAAATTATTTAACTAATCTCATTCAACTTATTACACAACGTCACAAAATAATTCCCATATACTGTATCACCTGAAACTTTATTTGTAATTCCAGTTGAATTAATTTCACCAATTGCTAATCTAATAGCATTAAATCTTGTGGCATATAGTATCTTATCACTACTTGTCATTTTTACTGTTCTTCCAGCACTATCATTAACAATAGGTGAATATCCTTTATATACTCTCACTAAATTTATATTATCAACAAATTCATTCCATCTTAAATATGTTAATGTATTTATATTTCCATTATTATTGAATGCATCTAATTCTGTCTGTGTCCAATTAAATAAACTTGGTCTACTAGTTGTTGTAACATATAAATCATTACTCCAATACACACTATCTAATGCTACAGTATTATATGTATAATATGTTCTTGCATTGAATCTATATTGCAATCCAGCAGATAGATTTGTCCATGTAACAATCCTAGTTCCACTTTGATAACTAGCATAACTAATATCTTTATAAGATGGAGATATACCATTATTGTAAGCATAAACTCTTATATAATCCCAATTACCACTCATTCCATCTGCAATTCTAACATCAATTGTATTATATGTTTTTGCTGGATTTGTTAAATTTCCTGGTGATTTTGCAGTAGTTGTACCTGGATTATCTAAATCGTTAATAGGAGTATATTCTGAACTACCAGAAGCATTATCTCCTTTAACAGATAAGAAATGTGTAACACCATATTGCAAACCTGTTAATGTATATGTTGTACCAGATACAGGAATAGTATGATAAATCCCATCATAATTTTTATATCTTAATGTATAAGATGTAGCATATGTTGATGTTCCCCAAGATAAATTAAAGCCACCTTCTATTCTTGATGTAATAGTAGGGGGAGAAGAAGGTGTACTTGGCAATGCCAATTCAGCCATTACTAATCCTGCACCATATTGATATGAATCACCTAATGACTTACAATTGCTTAATAGTTTACTAACTAATTGTGAACGAGAATATGAAGGATATTTTTCTTTTAATATCGCTAAGTGACCAGTTACATAAGCGGTAGCAAAAGATGTTCCTGACCATCCTGCATAACTTGTGTAACTACTATTATATGTACTACTAATATATTCTCCAGGTGCAACCAAATCTAATCCATCACCATAATTGGAGAAACTTGATCTTTCTTCATAAAAATCAATTGAACCAACTGAAACACAAGAATAATCTATTGCCGGACAAGACAAAGTATTTTTTGCAATCATATCCCATCCAGTTTGACTATTCCATGTTCCATTACCACTACATGCCACTACAATAATTCCAGCATCATACGCTCTACGAGTTGCGTTTACTAAATATTGATCATATATTTCAGATACTATAGAAAAGTTTATAATATCAACATCATGTGATATTGCCCAGTCTATCCCTGCTATAAAATCATCTACATAACCAAAATTATTTTCATCTAATACTTTTGCGACATATAATGTTACGTTTGGTGCAACTCCAATATAACCAACAGTATTATCTTGTCCTGAAATTATACCTGCAATAAAAGTACCATGCCCATAATCATCATACCTGAAGAAAACATTATTTACATAATCTATCCATTCATAAGGATCAATTAAGTCTTCATGATGTTCTATACCACTATCAATTATTGCAACTTTTACATTATTTCCTGTATAAATTCCTCTATATCTCGTATTTACTTTAGTTTCAGTATAACCCCAATCCATATATTGAGAAGAACCCTTACACATTCCTACAAGTTTAATATTTTTTATTTTATTGTGTTTAATTAATTTTTCTACTTGTTCTAAAGTTAATTCTGCTGACATTAATTCTGAAACGTTATTAAAATCATGTTTAACTATTCCACCAAATGACTTTACTAATTCCTTATCTGAAGAATCATAAAATTCTATGAAATATCTTTTTGTTTGATTGGTTTTATTTGACGTAAAATCACCTCAATTTTTTGTACAAAATATAAAAGAGGTATAAACCTCTTTTAATAATAATAATATAAGAATTATGTTATTATTATTATTTTGTTGTTATGTTGATTGAACTAAATAATTCACATATTTGACATTAGTAGTCATATATCAACATTCTTTATCAAAGGAATCACTTCTCAACTATCGAATAGTATCAATAGAAGGAGGTGATAGTTATATGTCTCAATTAAATGGTGATTGGATAATTAAAGCACCTGCGGATATTGCAAAAAGAGAAATAATATTAGAAAATGAAAGTATAATCTGTGTAATAACTTATACTGATAATACTATTATTAGATCTGAAATTTACAATAATGGTTCCGTTAAAATTAATATTAATAAAGATTATATTATTAATAATGACGGAACCATTGAAATTAAGAAATAGAAACACTACCAGTAAATACTAAATCACCGTTTTCCATAATTATTACTTTATTATTTTTATTATTAATTGACTGAATTGAAATTAGTTCAGTCTCTTTTTTTATTTGTTTTGCCATTTTTAATTTTCACCTCCTTTTAATTTTTTATTTTGCAAAATAAAAAGACCTCTTTGATGAGGTCTTTATTGTTAATATAATCTATTATACTCCTACAAACTCCTGCGTCATATTTTTATTCTTCATCCATCAAAACTTCAACACATCTGTCGCACAGTTTTTTAACCAACCAATCTCCATCATATATACTTCCATACTGTCCCTGCTGGTTAATTTCCCAAACTTGCTCACCATCTTCAAACACATATCCGCATTTATTACACCTAATCGGAATAGGCTTACGCTCTGCACAACAAATAGAGATTATCTTATTACCAAATTTATCTCTGTACTTAATATCTACAACAGTAGTATATAAATCATCTGTAAGATTAGTTACTGAAGTTATTTCTTCGATAGGTATGTATACTCTACAATCTTTATCTGACACATCCATTAATATTAGATCATTGTCACAAATATCATAGTTAAAGTCATAATAATTAAATGTAATTCTTGATTCCCTGGTAGTTACTTCTACCTTATGATTGACAAATTGATTGATGTGATTGAGGTTTGTGAGATTTGAAATTAAGTTTAACATAATTGGCACTCTCCTTTAAATTATAGTTAATGTTTGACCTGCTTTACATCTATAATTATAAAGGAGAGCAGTCTTATATGTCAAGACTTTATTTAATATATTTTTCCTTATTTAATGATTTAATTTTCTTGTTTATCTAACTTAAAAATATCATCAACTTTTATTTCTAATATTTCAGCTATTTTTAACGCTACTTCAAGGCTTGTATTATATCTATTAGATATGATATTGCTCATAGTGCGTTTATCTATCCCAACTTGTTCAGCTAACCATTTTTGTTTTAAGCCTCTTTTTTCTAAAATTTCTTTTAAAGAATTTTTAACTGTCATATACAAATCACTCCCTATAATATTATATCACAAATATGTATTTATCAAAAATATAAGGAGGACTACAGGTATTCATTTTCATTATATCTATTAATAGTATATTGTTTCACTTACTAACAACATACTATTAATATAAATTATATTATTATTCTATTATAAACTATAACATTCACCTTGTCTAAGTTTATTAATTGTCTTTGTTTGCGAACTTTTTATTCCACCATTCCTTTTATTTTGTAAATATGCTTTATCTTGCAAAACTTTATTCTGTAATAAAGAAACATCATAACATTTACCAATATTTTTTACAGCATTATAAGATAATTTTAAATTTAATTCATTTAGTCCATTATAAACACTTTGTAACATTTTTATTCTTTCTTTAGCACTATATTCTTCTGAAATATAATCCATAAAATCATCATATAATTTTTCCACTTTATGGATTTCAGCATTAGCAAATGTATTCTTTATTCTACGTTTACCAAATAATTTTTCCTTGTCTATAATTTCTTCTTTTGCATGTTCCATTATATAGATACCACGCTTACGGAGAGAAGGAAGAATATCTGAAGTTACCCATTTACGAAATGCTCTTGCACCATTAGTTTTACTTTCTAATGCTAAATCATAAAATGACTCTTCAGATATGTATGTGTTCTCAAAATCAGTATCTTTTGTGATATTTATATTTGTGTCCGTTGTGGTCACAGCTTTTATATCAAGATTTTTACATATATTCTCTATTCTATCTTTTCTTAAATATTCAATTCCATTAGCATTTGATCTAATATGACCTAATCCAAAACACACATCGCTCAAATTAAATACATCTTCATCATTTATCTTTATAACTTTTAATTTACCTAAACCTACTTGTTCGAACACTATTAACTCATTTTTATTTTCCATAATTATCATTTCTCCTTTAAAATTTTTAATTTTACCTAATTAATTATATTACCAATCTATAAATATATTAAAACAAAATATCTAACCTCCAATCAATATTTATTTTTTATTAAACCTTTTAATTCTATTGATATATTATCATAATATAAATAGGAAGTCAATATAATTATTTTAATATTCTATAAAATAATTAATAAAAATTAATTTTTATTTTACTATTTTAACACTTGCAATATTTTATTGACTATGGTAAAATGAAACAAAATACAAAACTAAAAAGGAGAGTGAACACATGAGAAAACTAAAGAAACTATTAATGCTCGCTATAATTCCAACAACTATTCTATTTAACACTTCATTTGCTTTTGCGGATACTACCACAACTTTACCTTCAATAAATAATTTACAATTAATGTTTGACCAGTTAAAAACTAATCCTGAATTCCAAAATGGCCAATTATATGTTAGTGCAAAGTTTGTTACGAAATCAGGGTTGATGTTGCAATGGAATAGTGAGACTGGGAGTTTTGTTGTTGGTGGTAGCAGTGGAGCAAGTGATCCTATCGTAATTACACCTTCCGCTACACCAATTATTAATCCTGTACCTGCACAACCTATTACCGTAAATAGTGATGGAATAGCAAAAACTTCCTATAAAGGATTAAATGCAATAATAGTTGATGGAGAAACCTATTTTAAAGGAAGAGATTATTATGCTCAATATAGGGAAATAGGGGATATATATTCTCCATCTTATATATATGATAAATCTAGTAATAGTTTAAAATATCAAGATCGTACAGGTAAAACTACAATTATTACAAATGACGTTAATGCTATAAATTTATACATGGAAACTGTATGGATTAATAGTAAATATTACAAATAATTAACCAAATGTTGCTATAGGTGTTTGGTCTATTCTTATACCATTAGCATAAATACCATGACCAGGATTTACTAAATGCATACCACCAGCGTCTGGGGTTGAATCAACATAAATTACTGGTGTGTTTATACCTTCTCCCCATTGTACACCACTATAAGATGATGGACTAAGAATCAAGTTATTCCCTATCTTTGCGTCTGTATCAACGTCAATAGTTACACTAGTTAATATACCAGTATTTATATAATTTGCATTTATATATAATTGTCCATTGTTCATAAATAATCCTGGAAGAGTAGCATTATTTGTTAATGTATTAAATACTGCTGTTTGATTATTTGCTACAGCTCCAACATCACTAGCAGTAGGTGTCCATGTGTCAGGTCTTGCACCTACATCACTAGCTGTAGCACCAGTAGTATCTACTTTATCCCAAGTAATACTTGCCAAATGACTCATAATTAAATTTCCATTTGAATCAAAATAACTTCTTGCAGTTTTACCTTGATTTATATCTGAATTAACTGTACTATTTAATCCAGCAGAAGTTATTTTCCCATCAATTGTATCTAATATATTTGTGCCAGCAATTTTTAATGTTCCTGTAATATCAACATTACCAGCAATCGTTGCTCCTGTGGCATTTAAAACACCTGTTGGAGTTACTGAAAATGTATCTCCAATTTGTATTTTACCTGATAAAAGTAAATTGCCGTCTGTATCAATTTTTAATTGGTCTACAGCATTACTCCAAGCATTACCTAATACTTCTTCGCCTGACAAAATTGTTGGGCGATTTTGAATTTTAATACCTTCAGTGGCATTAAAAATACTCCTTATTTTATTTGAATATGTTCCTGTACCACCTAAAGTTACACTTAAACCTGTTCCATTAGCACTAGGATCAAATTTAAAACCATTACTATATGCTATTCCTTGTTGTACACTATTATTTGCTGTTACTTGTGCATTATAAGATTCTGTAATATCAAAAAAATCTAATCCATCAATTTGTGCTGTACCATTTCCGTCAGTAGCATTTACTAAAAAAAATGGACGAACATATACAGTATTGGTAGGAAATACATTTACTGTATTAGGACTTACAATATTTTCTATTGTTTGCCAACTTGTGTTATTTGCTGCGATATTAGGACAAATAGCAGCTATACTAATATAATTATAATTACTATCAAGATATATTAACCCTGATTGCATAAATCTTCCACCTACTGTTGGTAAAACAGTCTGTCTTGTTTTAAATCTTATTTTATATGTTCTATTAATATCTATAGGAATTGCTTTAGAATAATATAATCTTTTTTCTCCTGTAATCTCTAATACATTAGTTCCCCAACTACCTACTCCGCTTACTATAGTGCCTACATTAGTATTTGGAATATCCATTCCTACATAACTATCAGACCAAAATAATTTATCTTTTTCAAAATATGGATTATTTGAATTTATTATTAAAGAATTTATTGTTGTAGCAGGTACTCCATTTATATTTCCTGTGACATTTCCATCAAAAACAATAGTAGAAGTAGCACTAACACTATCTGTAAATTCTGATGCATTACCCCATTGATCAGAAACTTTTAATTTATAATACCATGTACTTGCTGTATTTGTAGGAGGATCGTAATCTATGAACATTAGTTTACCTAAGTCTCCTGTTGAACCAGGAATTGTTATTATCTTTGTATATTCTAATTCATCTTCAGGTAATAATTTTAATCTATAAATATCATATAAAGCACCTTTTTCTGTTTCTGTCCATAATAATTTTATTGCTCCCAAATCTCCTGTTGCTGATAAATCATTTGGTAAAGGCGGTGCATCATTATCAATTGCATATAATATATTTGTAGATTCTGTTTTATCAATACTTTCCATTCCACTATAATCAACACAAGATAATTTGTAATAATAACCTTGACCATTATTTAATCCTGTATTTGTGTAATTTGTTGTAAAATTATCTACTTCTGCAATATTATAAAAATTAGTACCATCTTCACTTCTAAATATCTTATATTTTGCTAAATCACCATCAGGATTTTCATTTGGTATCCATGTAATTGTAATACTACCATTATAATTACATTTTGTATTAATATTATCAATTGTAGGCAATTGAGAAGGAGGAGCACCATCTCCAGGAATAGCAGTTTGACCACTACCTGAAATATAACCAGTTGAAGGTACAGTAATTTCATCCCATGATTTATTACCTGCTCTATCTATTGTATATATTCTGTAATATCTATTATTAAATGTATCTCTATTTGTATCTGTATAACTTGTTTGTGACGTATTTACTATATCATATATATTAAAATCTGAATAATCACTAACCCATATTCTGTAATTTGCTATATCTAAATCTTCTGGTTTAGTCCAATTTAACATTATTGTTCCTATACCACCTGATATAATCAAATCACTTGGGGCAGAAGGATCAATAATATCATTAGCAGTTATTTGTTTCCAATTAGCTAAATTTTCCTCTATTGCAGTTTGATTGCCAGCATTATCAAAACAAGTAATTGTGTATTTATATGTTGTATTATGTATTGTAGTAGTATCTGTATATGAAGTAATATTATAATTTCTAACACTATATATTAATTCTTTATCATCGAAAGTTTGAGTTGATAAAATTCTCCATATATTATATCCACCAACACCAGATAATTCATCTGTATATCCTGACCATGATAATGTAATAGAACCATCATCATTTGCAATTGGATCATTTATAGTCCCAATTGTTGGAGCAGTTGTATCACTAGCTGTATATGGTGTCATTGATGAAAAACTTCCAGATAAATTACTTTTACCACTTATATTACCCCAAGAATCTACTGCGGATATCTTATATTGATATGAATTACTAACATTTATTGACATAGAATTATCTGTAAATTGCAATTGTGATACGTTTGCCATATACATTTCATTGCTTACACCATCAGAGTCATATCTATATACGTTATACGATACTGCATCAGTAACACTATTCCAATATATAGTGATACCACCAATTTTAGATTCTCCACCTGATATTGTTGGTATATTTGGAGGAGTATTATCTACTGCTTGTATTGTACCTGTTGTTGGAATCGTTAATGCAGTAGATGAAGACATTCCAGAATTATCAATAGTATATACTTGATAATAATAATATTTAATTTTATCTAAATAACTATCAATATATTTATGTGTTATACCTCCTAAATGGTTAATTATACCAATATCAATTCCATTGTCATCACCAGTTTTATCAGAAGAATTACAAGTATGTCTTATAATTCTATATCTTGAAGCATCAGAAGAACCAGAGCCTTTAAATGTTATTATTAATCTTCCATTGCTATCAGATGTAATCGTTGGTACTGAAGGTGCATTAGGTGGTGTATTATCTCCAGCTATTACAGCTTGACCATTCCCTGATAAAAAATCAATTGATATATTATTATTAATATCTATAGAATATATCCTATAATATCTTATGCTAATATATGTTCTATCAAAATCAGTATAACCAGTAATATTAGTATCTATTGTAGATGCTATTACACTAAAGTCACTAAAATTACTAATTTGTATTCTATATTTTGCTATGTCTTTATCTATAGGTGCTGTCCAAGATAGATCAATTCTTCCCCAACCACCTTTAATTATTAAATTTGTTGGTCTAGATGGACGAATTGTATCTAATGCGGTAATAGATATTGGAGTAGTTGCTATTTTATTAGTTTCATTACTTTGAGTGTCATAAGCAGATACCCAATAATAATATGGTGTATTACTAATAGTATTAGTATCAATATATTCTAATAAACTTGGACAAGTTATAGAAGTTGTAGTTAAACTTTTTATTAATGTTGCTGTTGTTGAGTTATTAGTAGGAGTATTTCTCCAAATATTAAATCCTGATAAATCTGTATCAATAGGTTTAGCGATAGATATTTTTATTGTTCCGTCATTTATCGCTGTTAATGTTGGTGTTGATAAGTCAGGTGGTTGTTTATCTGTTTGTAATGCATTAGTTATTAATGATTGAGTAGAATCAGATAATTGATCTTGTGGTATACCTCCGTTTGTAATAGTTAATGCTAAACCTGAAATTTCTATACCGTTTTGGTCTACTGTAAATGTTTTATTGCCTTGAGTGTCAGAAGCATCGATTTGAAGATTTACACCACACAGAAGTTTTCCAAAAATTACCTCTGCTATCAAACCTAAAGGTGTCAGAGCATTTTTATAAGTATTCCCACCATCATTTGTAAACGCTAAAATATTATGTAATGCACGTAGAAAATTTAATTCATCTATAGGTGATTTAAGAGTTAATCCGTGTCTATCAAGAGTATAATTTTCGTTTGTTCCTGATATTATCGCATTTTTATTGGCATTCCATTTATTGTTAATAATCTGATTTATTTCACTTGTTAACTGTGGTATTTCACTAATATTATATTTATTCATATCAACTGTAGTAGAAGTAGATATTGCTTTATTTAAATTTTCAATAAATTTTTGTTTATCATCAGATATTTTTTTACTATTAGATATGCTCAAAGTGCATTCTTGTTCTTCGAAGTTAAAGTTAAATTCTACAATCTTTGCTTCTATCTCAATATCCATTTTTTCATAGTATATCTTAATTATGTCACCTAAATTAGTTGGCAAAAATTTATCCCATTTATCTTGTTCTTCAAATAAGGCAAGCAAATTTACTGTGTTAATTTTTATATTTAATATAGGAGCAATTATTTTAATAAACTCTTTCTTGCCGTATTCGATCAAATCTTTACTATTAGTAATACTATCATTAGATAATTCTTTTACAATTATATAATTATTGATTTCCGTTATCTGATCTACTGTAAAATTATTCTCCATAGACAATACACTTCTTAATGAAGCAATTTGTAAATCAATATTATCTATTTCAATTTGTTTATTATCTATTTCAATTTGTTTATTATCTATTTCAATTTGTTTATTTTGTTTTTCTATTAATAAAGCAGAAGTATCATCACCATTGGCTTGAGCAATATCGAAATTATCTTGTATCACATCAAGTTCCGTAAGTAGTGTATTTAAACTATTATCTAATATAGTTAATTCATCTTGTTTTACTTCTTTTTGTTCTATTAATGTTGTAAATTCTGTATCTTTACTATTTACTAAATCTTGATAATCCAAAATAGTGTTTGATAACGAATCTGTGAAATATAAACTAGATTTTAACACATTTTTATTTTCATCACGTTCAAATGGATATAAAAATAGAGAATAATTAGTTAAGAAATTTGTACCTGTGGAATTGTATTCATTGATCGTTATATCATCTTTGCCAAATAATTTTAAATGTGTACAAACATTATCATAATCTGGTTCGTAGTCCATATTTTGTAAATAAAGCCCATATGAAAATGTTAAACCTTTGTAAGTTCCTAATTTCAATGGATCATAGAAATTTATTACTTTATTTTTGTTATCAAAAATAATAATACAACTAAATGTTTCTGCAATCTCAAATAAAAAATCAAGTAATGTTTTGCTAGATACAGAAAATCCTCTATAAAGTATTTGTGCATCAACATCGGTATACCCTAAGACCCAATTTGTTTCTGATAAAATAGAAGAATAAGTAATACCATCTTCAGTAAATCCATTAAATAATTGATTAATTGATTTTGCTTCAACAACATAATTTCTTATATTTTTATCTTTTAACTCATAAGCAAGAGAATAACAAGTTATATTCTTTACATCATCAGAATCACTCATATTATCTTTTGGTTTATCAATAATAAAATAATCTTCATATGAATCTAACTTTATTTTTATAATATATTTATAAAGCAATTTATTTATATTTGGATTTTTAATTAATTCATTATTTGAATCAATTTGAAATGGTACACTGAAATTTAATTCTGAAACTCCTCCGAATTTTAAATTTAACTCAATATTAAATGCTTCACTTAGATTGGCAATAGTAGTACGTTCTATATTATTTTTACAAAGAAATAATTGTGGTTGTGGAATAGGTTTACTAAAATCAATATCTTCTAAAAACATTCTTATTTCCACCTCTTTCTTAAATTAAAATACAACACATTGATATTTGAATTTTATTTTACACTTTCCTACTACTTTTAAATAATTTACTCCCCTGGATAACTCTAAAAATACATTGTTAAAATTATCATATCTATATAAATTAGATTGATCTGTTGTAATTGTTCCAGTTTTATTATCTATAAAAACTATTTCTTCTGGTAATAAACTAGTAAATGCAAATTCTTTATTAGCATTAGAAAGATTAAAAATTGATACATTGCCTAACGTATTAGTTGAATCTATTTCAATATACAATTGAGGGAAAACATTCATATATCCATTATTAGTAAATATAATATTAGTTTCATTATTAGATGTACAATCATATATTTGTTCATATATTGGTGATAATGCCCAGGGATATTTGCATCTAAAATTTAATTGAATATATCCTTGTTTTAGTCCAGTATGCATGAGAGTAGGATTATCAATAGGCAAACAATAAAATATTTTACTTAGATTCTCACTAAATTGTAATGGTTTATAATATGATGGTGTTAACCAATATAATATTTGTGCAAGTTTATCATTATCAAAAGTATCTTTAAAGCAAAAATTTACCGAAATAGTCAAAGGTTCATATTGTATTTCTTTAAAATAAGTAGATGGATTACCACGAACTTGAGTTTCAAGTATTGTTCTATTGCCTTGTAAAGACTCTTCTAACATACCACTATCTAAATTAACATTATATAAATTCATCTCTTCACTTGTTTTATTATCATAAATAAAATACAAACTATCTCTAATTGTCAAATCACATCACCTCACTTTCTGCAAAATAAAAAGACCTCATTTAAGAGATCTTAAAATAATACTATTATATTATTGATTAATTAGCTTGCTCAAATTGATTTTCTTTTTCTCTCTTTTTATCTAAAACTTTCTTTATTAAAGGCAACGATTTAGTTTTGCACAAAGTCGTTGCTATATTCAGCATACCTTCCTTTGTTTTCCTTGGTCTAACTACAACCTCGAAAAATCCATTTTCTCCTAAATATTGAGAGTAAGGGACGTTTCTTGTGAATTCACCATCCATTAAGATCTTTGATTCTCGCAATTCCTTCATCAATGTATTGCGCCCACATTCACCGAATATACCAGCAACTTGAATAAAATTTAATAAACCATTATCATCCATTACAGCATCATATAAATCTATTTTTGGTTGCTGTTCTATTAATTTATTTTCTGCTTCGATTCTTTTATCTTTTTCTTCTTTTAATTCTGTAAGCAATCTAATACCAAAATCTGGTGACATAATCATTTTTTCTAAAGTCTCTGGGCTTATGTATGCACCATGCTTACGAATGCTAGGAAGAACTTCGTCAAAAACCCATTTCTTAAATCTTGCTGCTTTAATTTTTATATCAGGATTCTTAGATTGTTTTGCAGCTTCAAAAATCAAACTATAAATATCACTTTCAGGAATAACTTTAGTATCCTGTAATCTACCTAATTTATCGGTGACACGGTAAGTTACCGCCCCATCACAGTGTGCTGTGACCGCATCATGTGGTCTTGAATAACCTAATGCTTTAGCAACATCATTTGCTACTGCATATGGTTTATCATCAATTTTTATACATCTTACTTGCCCAAACTCTTCATTGTTAAAAATCATTAAATTATTTTCCATATGATTATCACATTCTCCTTTTATTTTATATTCCTTTAATTTTAAATTTATTATTTTTTATAAAATTTATTAACTAATTATAAACCATAATTAAAAGACTATCTCTAATTCTCATATTAACACCACCTTTAAATTAACAATATAATAGTACAAGTTACCTATTTGCATACTATTATACAATATAAAAATAAATGTGTCAAGAAAAATTAGACATAAAAAGATCAAAACCTACCAGTCATCTCAAACTTTTCAATCTGTTGACTATTAAATCCAACGTCTAAAAATTTACAGAATTGTTTATAACTAAGATCAGTATAGAATAAAATCGGCACATTCCATGCATATCCAACAAATTTATGCTTATAAGTAAACAGCGTTAAACTTTCTGAACCTTCAGCACAAATAATCGGTTTTCTAATTAACATTTTAATACCCTCCCTAACAACCAAATTCTAAAATCAATTGTATTCCATCAATTAATGTCAAGATTATCTGTTCTCCAAAAAACATAGAATATTCATTTCTATATATTTCAGCAACACAATCTATATCAATTATTAAATTCTGATAATTATTTTCTTCATCGTATTCTGCATGTCCAAATTGATATTTACCAGAATTAAATACTAAGAATTCAAAATTTGGATATTGGATAGGGATTGATACTGTATCACTTACTGCATCCAACCAAATAGATTTGTTAATTGATTGATCCATAATTTCTTCAAATTCGTTATTAGTAATTTGTTTATACATTAATAAAACCTCCATTTAATATAATTTATAAGGGCGACTAACTTCAACTACCTTATAAATATATTATAGAGGTTTTTATTATAAAAGTCAACACTTTTTTAACAATATTAATTAAAATAATGAAGATATTTATAAATCGTCTACTTCCCATATATCTTCTACTTTCATATCTAAGGCTTTGGCAATTCTTATTGCTACTTCAACATTTGGATTATGTCTATTTTTAATTATATTACCAACAGTAGAATTATTAATTTTTGCTTTATCTGCTAACCATACATTTTTTGTTCCACGCTCATCCAATATCTCTTTCAATCTATTTTTCACGCTCATTTAATTCACTCCTTATCCACAATATATTATACACCATGTATATGTAATTTACAAAAGTATAGGAATGAATCTATAATTATATTAACATAACTGTTTCATAAAGTCAATAATATTTATTTTTATATTCTAATACTAAAAAATATTTAATAAATCTTATAAATATAAGTAAAGTAAAGTAAGAGAGTTACACAACTCTCTTAACCTCAACCTTTAATATAGTAAACTTTATTATTATTTCTAAACATACTAAAATTAATAATAGTTGCACCAAAAAAACAAATAAAACTAATCCATGCTGCCCAAAATACTGAAGAAAAACCACCTTTAAAAATAGAAATTAAAATAGATGTTAACCATACTAAACTAAGAAAAGCATTGATTCCTACACTAAACATACTTCCTGGTTTTGGCATAATAATTCCTCCTTTTTTGTTTACAAAATAAATAAAACATGATAATATTAACTTACGTGGTTAATATCGCCTAGTAGTTGCTAGAATCAAGCTCTCCGTTGATTCTTCAATTAAGGGGGTGATATTATGAAAAAACTTGCAGATGTGCTGTTAACGACACTATATGTCTTGGGAGCAATCTCTAGTATTTGGGGATGGATACATCCTTTAGTTTAGTTACATATATACATATTTGTAAGTAAGCACATAATAGGGAGAGTAGTACGATTACTCTCCCTATATAAATTATTATTTAATTAATTTATATATTTAAATCTACAAAACTATTTACCCATTCTTTTCAAACCACTAACAATTTCAGTAAATACCATATTAGCATCTTTTCTTGTTCCATTTAAATTATCTATATTCAATGTTAAATTATAATTAACATTCCCTGCACCAGCAACTTGTGGTTGTAAATTAAAACTAGGAGTAATACTAGATATAAAATTCTGCATATTAGGCATAAAATTTTTCATCACATTATTTTCTGGAATAGCAAGTTCTCCTTTAAGCATTTTAACAACACTTTCGTTAGATTTAGTATTAAATAATTTATTTACTATATCCATTATTTTAGAAGGTTTGCTATTTGAAATAAAACCTCCTTCATGATATACTTGTGTTTTATACCAATCATATGCAGTATCATAATCCATTGAATGTAATAAATTTTTTGTATTATCATCATCTATTTGATTATAATAACCTTCTGCTGCTTTTGCTGCCCATGCCATTTTTGTTTGATCTCCAGATTCACTACCTTTTTCCCATTCACCTTTCAAATAAACTATTTCGTTAATTTGAGATTTCCAAGGATAATACTGACTATGTACAGTTGAATTATCACTACCAGAATCATTGCTACCATTTCCACTACTACTAGAATCACCTATACTAACACCATTTGCATCGTTAAAACTTTTTATCATTGATAAAGCATTACTAACTTGATTTATAAAATTAGTTTGAATATTATCTCCTAAAGATTTAAACTTAGAACCTGCAGTAGATTGAAATTTAGTTAATTCATTCTGAATATTAGTAAAATTACCTTTAATAATATCTTCTCTAATTTTTGAAAACTTCTGTTCATCATTAATTAGATTGTCATAATATTTTTCAGTAATATCCTTTTGGTCATCCAAACTATCTTTTACAGTATCATACTTATCATCTTCTGCATCTTTTTTTGCTTCATTATCTTTCTTATAAGCATCTAATTGATCATTAAGATTATCTTTTCTTAATTCTCTGGAACGATCTGTTTGTAATTTTTCAATTTCCTCTTGTTTTGCTGTTAATTCTTTTTGTAAATCAAATCTTTTAGCATTTGCTTCATATGAATCATCTAATGATAATTTATTTATTTGTTTTTGGATGTCAGATTCTTCTTTTTGTAGTTTATTTAAATTTTGAGTATAATCTTCTTGATTTTCTTGGTCATTTAATAAGTCTAATTTTTCATTAATAAAATCTTCATATTGCTTCATTTCTGATTCAATATTTTTAGTTGCTTGATCATGTCTTTTATCTTCTGCATCCATTTGTTTATCAATAGCATCTAAAGCATAATCTTTTTGTTTCTCATACATATCTTTATAAATTGATATAATATCATCTGCTAAAGACATTTTTTTGTCGTATAGTGCTTTATTAAGGTCTAATTCAGCAGAAGTTACTTCTTGAAGTTTTTGCTTTAATTCCTCATAAGCAACAGTCCCTTTTTCTACAAGCATTAATTGTGCTTCAAGATAAGTGCGTTTATTTTGTAATATTATTTGTTCTTGTTTATGAGATATAACAACTTCTTTAAATTTATCATTATATTCAGTAGTACCATTTTCTAACATTGATAATTCTTTTTCTAGGTTAGAAGTATTATTATTTAAATCAGATATAGTATTATCGAATTCTGTTAATTGAGAATTAATTTTTTCAAAATTAGTATCATTAATTTCTTTTTGCAAATTCCACCAAGCTGTAGAATATTTTTCAACTCTATCTTGTAATTCTTTTAATGCTCTTTGATTATCTTTATAAACAGGAGAATTCATTGCCAACCTTGCCAATTCTGCTGCTTCATGTAGTTTATCTTGTTCTTCTTTTAATGAATCAGTTTCTAAATCTAAATTATCACGATATTCTTGTGATACTGGACTTAAAGTATTTGATTTTTCTTTTATAAAATTACGTTTATCTTGTATATCTTGCATATCAGCATCATATTTAATCCAATGTGCTTCCCACCATTGGAGAGAATTTTTTTCTCTATCTTCTGCTAATTTTTGTTGCTCTGCAATCATATCATTTGTTAGAGCATCTTGTGCGTTTTGTACATCAGTTGATGAAGAGGTAGATACTGTTACAGGAGATAGACCATAATTTTTATAACTGTTTATAACTTTATTATAATACTCTTCTGTTCCTTCACCATATCCTTTAATACCTTCTTTTAAATTACCTGCTTGTTTTACACGTTTAATTAAATATGCCACACCAGCATTAATATTTGTTTCTGGATCAAATACATCTCCACCTTTACCTTCTTCTCTCCATGTTGAAGGTAAAAATTGCATAAGACCACTAGCACCAGAACTTGCATTTTTTGCTTTTGGATTAAAACCAGATTCAATATTTATCATTCCAGCAATTAAAGCGGGAGTTATTCCTAATTTTTCAGCATCAATATTATTTATTACTGCTTTATTTATTAAGTCTGCAAATTTAACATCTGATGATACACCATTAATATTTACTGTTGTAGGAGTGGTAGTATTATATTTACCCCATTGTGAAGTATCAAAATTATTTCCTCCACCATACATCTTATAAAATTGTTCCCTTGTCATTTTGCCAGAAACAATATCTTGATATTCAGAAGTTTCAATATGCCAAGGTTCATTTACTTTTCCAGTTAATCTTCTAACTAAACCATATTTAGATAAAATTTCATTAGTAATTTTACCATTTGCTATTAAATCTTTTATTGCACCTGAAATATCTACTGCTTGACCTGTATGATGAGGACTACTACCAGGATGTGCTATATAACCACCATTTGACCCACCACGACTAGTCCATATTGCTTGTTGTTCAGCTAATGAACGATAACCAGAAGTTATATTAATTTTAGTATTATAATCTTTTGCTAATGCACCTAATCTTTCAAGTATCATAGGATTAACATTAGTTTTCCCTGTTAAATAGTTTTGATAATCAGAAGTAGATTTATATGAATTAGATGAATTAGATGATACACCAGATGTTGTATAAGTAGGTTGACTACCAATTTGATTTTTTAATAATTTTTCTCTTTCTCTTATTTTTTCATTTTCTTCTTCTAATGATTTAAGATATTCTTTTGAGCCTATAATCATTTTTTCTCTATCATTGCGAAGTCTATTGAGAGTGTTATTAAGAGAATCTACTGAGTTTTTGTATGTTTTTGTTGCGTCTGTGAGATCATCTAATGCTTCTTTGTTCTTTTCATTTTCTTTAGTATTATCACTTGTAGATTGTGTTAAATCTGGCAAAGAACTATTTAAACTGTCATCAATACTTGCTATACTATCATATAATTCTTTTAATTTTTTATCTTCTTCTTTATATTTTTTATTTAATGCATTTATTTTAGTAGAATTAGGACTTCTTATTCCTGCTAACAATATATCTAAATCACTGGAATATGGTGTATCTTTTCCTTGTGATCTATCTAAAGTATTTTGTGTTTGTGCTTCAGATAACCATTTTTGATCTATTTTTGCATTGTTTAATGAATATAATATTGCAATTTCTCCACCAAGAGATTTTATTACTCCTAAACTTGTTTTAACTTGATCTTGTAATTTTATTTTATTATTTATTAATTGTTGTTTTGTGGCACTCTCATTTTCATCTGCTAATTCTTTTTGTTCTTTTGCTTCTTTCTTCATTGCTTCAATAACTTTATTAGATATAGTTATTGTATCGCCTTTTACATCTATTAAATGTGGATAACTTTGAGTTAATATTGCAGTTATATCATTTAATTTTCTCTGCTCTTCTGCTGTTAAATTACTTTTATTACTTAATTCTGTATAAGTATCAATTAATTTAACATTATTATCAGCAACTTTTGTTTGATTATTAGCTTGATCTATTAATGTTTTTTGATATTCTGTGGAATTATCTTTTGCGATACCTAAAGTTTCTGATAATATATTTTGCTTTTCATTTATTGCTTCTAATACTTCATTTACTGTATGATATTGTGTAATATTTATTCCCATTTGTACTGCTAAATCTTTTAATTCTTTAGATAAATATTTTACAGATGTTGATTGAAATCCAAAAGTCCCAGATTTATGTTCTTGGTCTATTTCTTCAATCTTACCTTTTAATTCACCTAATTTTTTAATTGTAGCATCAATATCATTAACATCTTGTAACTCTGGACTACCTACTTTATTCGATCTTTCAATAATATCATCTAATTTTTGTTTTGTTTCTTCATAAGTTTTATTTAGCTGTTCTTGCTCTTCTCTTACTTGTTTAAAATGCCCTAACACCATAGGAATAGCTGTTAAAGCAAATAATACCCATGTTAAAGGATTTTTTAGCATTGCTTTAGAAAAAGCTAATAAACTTACAGTAGCAGTTTTTATAGTTGTACTAAGTGTAGCATATGATATTGCTAATTTTTGATTTATTGGGATAGCAGTTGTTGCAATTCCATTTCTTATAGCAAAATCTTTAATCTCTGTTTTTATTGCAGGTAATAATTTAAGTAAAATTACACTTCCTAAAATAATAATAGAATTTACTAATAAACCATTAAATTTAGTCATTTCAGTTAACCCATTAATATATTGCGAAGCAACACTTAAAACAGAACTCATTGCTTTTTTTACGCCTGATTCTCCCATTGTATAAGCCAATTCTTGAAATGCTGCTTTGTTGCGATTTATTTGACTTTCTAAAGAATGTAAATGTTTATAATTTTCTTCAATTGCAGATCCTAATGATGTTTGTGCTGTAGAAGTAGCATCTAAAGATATTTGAAAATTGTCGAATAATGCCATAAGTCTCGTTATATGATGTTTCCCTGCTAAACTTTCTGCAATATATGTTTTTTCTGCTCTAGTCATAGAATCCCATTTATTAGCAACTTCACCATATATTTGACCTAATGGCAATAACTCACCAGTAATATCTTTAACTGCTATACCCATAGAAGCAAGTGCTTCTTGTGCTTTATCTGTATTTATTCTAGCAAATGAAAATTTTAACATATTTCCAATTTGGTTTCCAGATTCTCGCGTGGCAGTACCGATACTTGTCGTAAAACCAATTAATTCGTCGAGTGTTACACCAAATTGTTGTGCAGATTCTCCAGCCTTATTTATACTTTGTGCTAGACCTATACTCGTAATTGCAAAATTATTATCAACTTCGTTTAATTTGTCGATAATTGTCGAACTTTTTTCAGCTTCAACATTAAACTGTGCTAAAATTCCGGTAAGATACGATGCCATCTGTCCAGTTTCTAATCCGGTTACATTAGATCCAAGCATACTAGTACGTGCTAATGCTACTGATTGTTCTGCGTTATATCCTTGTTTAGCGAATTCTATTTCGGCATCTAATGCTTGTGTTATAGATTTTGCCATCATATTAGCAGATTCAGCAGTATCACGCATCAATTTAACCCAATTAGTATTATTATCTAAAACTTTACTTAATTCTGTTAATTTAGTATCAACATCTATAATTTCTCTTCCTATTTGCTGGATGCTATTGGCAACTGAGTAAAATATTCCCGTAGCTCCCGCCCAAAGACTTATCTTCTCAAAAGCCGTCTTAAATGCAGAACCTAAATCCCATGTTCTTGTCATTAAATCTCTTATAGACTCACTAAATTTATGTGTTTCACCAGTTAATTTATTGACATAAGCAGTTACACTTGTTATTTTAGAACCTTCTCTTAATCTTTGTGTTACTTTTATGTATTTTTCTGTTTCTTGTATATTGGCCTCTAATAATTTCTTCCCATGCATTAAACTATTATTATAATATTCATGTGCATGAGTAACATTACGAACAGCATTCTCCATTTTAGGATACTGTTGAAAATTAAAACCTTGCGAATCTTTACTAGCAATCCTAGTTTGATCATATACTCTTTTAATTGCATTTTCTAATCTCTGTAATCTTTCTATATCTTTATCAGAAACTATTTGACCAGATATATTTTTTTGTTGCATATTGCTTATTAATGTTTTATATCTTAATAATGCTTTTTCTAATGGTGCAAATTGTTCAGGAGATAAATTATTAAACTTAACACCTAGATTTAAAGCATTTTGTGATTTTGTGTTAAGTTGTTTATTTATTCTTTCTTGATTAGCAATAAATTTTTGTTGTTCTTGTTCTCTTAATTTCATTCCTCTTAAAAATTCAGCGTTTTCTTGATCTATTAATTTAATACTTGTTTGATGTGCTTTTAATTTTTGTTCTGCTGTTTGTCTTAGAGATTTAATGTAATTTTGCTCATTCTTTTCTCTTTGACTTTGTTCTTGTTGCATTTGTTTTACAGAATCTTGAATTTGTTTTTGTTTTAATTTTTGTGCATCTTGTTCTAATTTCTCACGAAGTCTTATTCCACGCAAAAATTCCTTATTTTCTGCATCAAAATCTTTACCTTGTATTTTATTACTATTAACATAACCTTTTAATTTTTCTTCTTTTTCTTTTCTTAATAATTTAATACTATCTTGCAATAATTTTTCTTTATCTTTTTGTTCTTGTTTTAATTGCTTAACTCTTATATTTGCTTCTTTATAAAAATCTTTAGATTCTTTTGCCAGTATTTTTTGTTGTGTTAAATGTGCATCGAGTTTTTGTTTTGCGGTTTGTCTTAATAATTTTATATAATCGTTTTCATTTTTTATTCTTTCTTTTTGTTCTAATTGTAATTGCTTAACTGCTTCATTTATATTTATTTGTTTTATTTTTTTAGCATCTGCTTCTGCTTTCTGTTGTACTTTATAATATTTTTGATGATAATCATTAGATTCTTTCGCTAACTTAGCAGATTCCCTTGCTAATTTCATCTGTTCTTTTAATGCATCTGCATTTTTCTTAACACCATAGTCATTGTCTGATCTATATACATTATCTTGTCCTGGTTTTGAAGTGACAGTAGTTTTAATGCCAGTTTGAGAATTTAAATATGTTTGATCTTGTCTTAATGTATCTCCATTAGCTTTCTTTAATTTAATGGTTCTAATTAAATTTCCATATTCATTATTTAATTTTTTAATTGCTTCTGTTTCTTTGCTAATACTATTCGATACCTGTGCATTTTGCTGTTTTGCAATTTTATTTTTATCTATTATTTCCGTAGTTTTCTGTATTATTTCACCATTTGCTTTTATTGTTTCAGAATATTTTTTTACACTTCCATCTAATTCCTTTGTTATCTGTGTGTATTGAGTGGAAGATTTATTAGCTTGTTGTGTTACTACATTCATACTTTCCATTACTTTTGAAATATTATTAATTGTAGAAATTATTTTATCATCTATCTTTATCTCAATATTTAATTTGCTCAAATTTTTAACTAAATTTTCTACTTCAGTTTTTAGATTAGTAACACTAGTAGATTGTAGTATTGTCTTGATCATGATAGAGAGATCGTTGTTATTTGGCATTATTTCACACTCCTTTGTATTAGTAGAGGTATAATAAAAATACCCCTACATTTGGAGAGTAGGGGTTTGTTTTGGATTTGTTTTTGATTGTTGTTTTGGTTATTGTATTATTTTTTTATGTACGATAATTTATGTAAATAATTATATTTGTAATATGTAGAATTATTAATTAAAATGAGGATTTTATAACGAATTACAAATCACCTAATGATTTATTTTCAACTTGTTTAATTCCAGAAGAATCAAAATATTTACCTAATTCATCATCAACTTCTTGGTCATTATATATTGATATCATCGAGGTAGACTGCCATCCAATCACATCCTTAATTACATCTGCTGGAATATTTGCTTTACATAAATCCGTACAAAATTTGTGACGGGCTGAATGAAAGTAATAGAAGATACCAAGTATGTTAGAGAATGTATTTGCCCAAGAATTAAGTAATGAAATATCTCCTGGTTTCCAAACACCATTTCTTTTATTCCAAAATAATTCTTCTCCTTGAATACCTAATTCTTCACGTTGTTTCATCCATAAATCAAAATATGGTTTAAATTTACTAACCAAAACGTAACGATAGAGCATCTTACCCCTAGAACTACGTCCTTTAGTTTTGATCTTTTCAGGTGTTTTATATAAAGCACCATATTTAATATTTTCATCAGTAAAAAAACTTACTTTAAATCTCAATAATTCTTGTTTTCTTGAACCACTTGCAACAGCCAAAGCTAATGCACATGCTTGTTGATATTTTTCTTTTTTAACTAAATAATCTAATAAATAATCAACTTGTTCATCACTTAATACTGTTTTATCTCTAACTTCTTGCTTTGGTGGAGCAGGGATTTTATTTACTATATTACGATATCCTTCATAAACGTCATCTAGTATTGATTCTATGTAGTTTGACATACTACTAATAGCAGCTTTTAATCTTCTAACTCTATTAGAACTTAGATTTTGAGTATTGACAAGCCAATTTTGATATTTAAGAATGTCTCTTTTATTAAAATCAACATAAAATTTATTCTTATTATATTGTAAATTCCAAACTAAACAAATTTCAATATCATTGCAGTATCCTTTTATACTACCAGATGCCATGTCTTTACCTCTACAGTAATCCAAAAATTCATTCATTAATTCCTTATTTTCATTTGAAACTTGTTCCCATAATTCAGGTGTAACTATACTATGTTGTTCTGTTTTTCTACCCATTAAGACACATCCTTTAAATTATTATTTATATTATCAATCTTATTTAACAACAAATTATACAATGTTTCTATATCACTTTTCTTAAAGTCATTTTTATATAAATCAATCAAAATTAAATTATTATCTTCACATAATTTAATTTTATAATCTGCTTTATCACTATACCATTTATGCTCCATCATACCGAATATTTCTATAAAATAATCAATATTATTTATATTAACAATGTAATCAAATCTAAATCTTCTAGTAAAATCTTTTATGTATTTTGAATAATGATCTTCTTGTCTAAAACTTAATCCTTTATTTTCTAACATTATACAAAAATCAAATTCATATGATGATCTACAATAATTGCCTTGTGGAGTAATACTACATTTACTGTTTTGTTTTCCATTTATAATACCAGAAATTTTCAATGATTCAATAAATCCACCAAATTCTATATTATAACTAGAACTAGATGCCATCCATTCACACATATTAACATCTTTTTGAGTAGGAATTCTACCTAATCTTTCATATAATTCTTGCAAATCTTCTATTAAATCACTCCTTGATTTATGTCTTCCAATTACAGTAGGTATAAAATCACAATAAACTTGAAGTTGATAAACACTTCCAAAATGAAATTCATATGCACCCATTGAATAAAATTCTTCTTTATTTCTAGAATAATACTCAATATCTCTACTATGTGGTGTTCTACCTAATATTGAATATAATTCTTTATATTTTTTAATCATATCTAATTTTATAGCATGATTATTATGTTTATAATAATCTACATTTATTTGACTATATAATTCTTGAATACTATAAAATTTTTTAAATAAAACTGATTGACTTGGAATATCACATAAAATAAATAATTCTTTCATTCCAGGTAATATATCTTTTTCTGTATAATTATTATAAATAAATTCTTTTAAATTTTTTAATATAATATCCGTATCCATACTTTCTCTATTATATAACCATTCTTTATCTTGCGGAATTTCAATATTGGCAATTAATAATGCATTCTCAAAACTACCAAATCTTTCTCTATAAATATAATCACTTGGATAATCATTATTATTTTTTAAATCTCTAGTAGTTGGTAATCCATATTTATCATAGTAATCTTGTAGATAAATTATTAATTCTTCATTTGATTTATTTTTAAATTTAGAAAAATATTTACTTTCTATATCTTCTGGTATATGTATATTTAACATATTTAAGATTTCTTTATATGTTCCAAATCTATTTCTATATACAACCATACTATATAAACCATATTCTTTAAATTTAGAAATTGGAATAATACCATGTGTTGTTAAAACTTGTTTAAGTTGTTCTAATAAAATATCATCTTCTAAATATACTTTATTATTTTTTAAACTATTTTCTTTATTTTTAGGTATTGGGATATTTGCTTTAATTATTGCATCTTTAAAACTTCCAAATCTAATACGATATACTTCTGCATTTGGCATATCTTCATCTTTATTAATTTCTTTTTTAATAGGGAAACCATTTTTATCATAAAAGTTTTTAAGTTTATCTAATAATTCATTATCAGTAAAATATATATGATTTAATTTTAAACCACATACCTCATCAAGTTTTGTTTTACCACCAAATCTACTAAACAAAACTTTACCACTTGGAAAATATTTGTTACTTTTTGATTCATTGTTTACATCATCTTGTGTTGGAGTTTTACCTAATCTACTTGCAAAATCTTTATACTTTTCAATTATCTCTTCATCTGTATACTTTATTGCCATCAAAACATCTCCTTTAATATTTTATTTTGTTTCCTTATCCATCTCATCCTTATAAAAAGAGTGATAAAACAGTCAATAGTTAAGGATTACTACTTTCGGGAGCGACCCTAGACTGTTTTTATATCATCACACAAAAATGACCACCACAAATAAATGTGATAGTCATTGTTCTGTAATAAATTATGTAATAAACTAAACTTTATATATTAATCTACAATAAAATAAAAAGAGAGCAGATTTATGTCTGCTCTTTTAAATATTTCTATTCAATTGTAAATTAAAATCCCAACATACCAATCACCAATCACCAATCAATATTTAGTTAAACTATTATATATTTAATGATTATATAATTATATTAACCCAATAAACTAAATATTTTTATTAATATGAAATAGAATCTCTTAGTCTATACTAAGTATGTATTAATTATTCTTCCATATTCATATTCCTACTCAACAACATCTTTCTTCTTCCTTGTTTTCTTAATCTTCTCCGCAATCTCAATACCTACAACTGCATCTTTCCATTTCTTACCTAACTTTACTTTTACTACGTTTTTAGGAGCAATTTCAATTTCAGTCATATCTTGCGGATTATGACCTTTCCTACCTTTCCTTAAAGTTGGAGTAAGAATTATGTAGTTATTTAATTTTACTTCTTCTCCATTACTTAATGCTTTCTCAACACTTAGTAAAAATGCATCTAATGCTTGTTCTGCTAACTTTTTAGTCATTTCCCCTAATTCGGACATACTTGTGATCATTTCTTCTCTTTTCATAATAAAATCATTTCTCCTTTTAATTTATATTATTTTTATTTCCTCAGTTGTTTGTTTTCTGAGGTTATTTGTAGTATACAATTATATTTACAATTTGTCAAGGAATTTGTGAAAATATTTTTGAGATTTATAAAATTTATTTTTTGATTATATTTTATTTTAAAAAGTAGGAAGGTAAGATGCTATTTTACATTTAATCCTTCCCTGATAAGACCACGTTTTAATGCATCTCTAGCCTTGCCTTTTCTTAATTCTTCTGCTGTTGCTTTTATAAACGGTCTTTCACCAATAAGTTCATCCAACCACTCAGTATAATAACCTTTTCCTGTCTCCACGATGGGAGTTACTAATCTTCCCGATTCTTCATCTTTTCTAATATTTTCTATTCTCAAAGTAGTATCATCAATCATTTTTGTTTCTATATTTTTTTCATCTGCTAAACCTCCATCATCATAAGACCTTGAATATTGAGTAGGTGTATATTGAGAATAAACTACACTATCTAATTTATCTACCATAATATCTTTACTCGTTTCTGATACTTCCTTTTTTAATGAGGATTGTATTTTCTTTTTTATCTGTGCTTCAATATTTTTTAATTGGTCTGCTAAAGAGGCGATTTTATTCACCTCCTTTAACAATAATCTTAGGATAACTTCTTTCTGCAACATCAATATTATATTTCAACTTTATTTCTTTATTGGCAGTTATTTTAATTAATCCATAGCCATCCAATATTTCTTGAATACTACGTTTCCATTGTGTTTCTGTTATATTATCAATTTTTAATTCTTTTTCTAAAACATAACCTTTTTTCTCTATTTCATCTAAAATATAAGATGCTATTTTACTACTATTTTCATTAGATTTTTCAGAAGTGCCTAATTCATTCTCATAAATATATTGAGGATATATTTTATTTGTTAATTCTTTACCAAATGTTCTTAATAAATATTCCCTAGAAATACCTTTTAAAGATATATTGTTATCTTTTAATGTTTTAGCAATTTTATTGCTTTCTTCTAAAGAATCCACTCCATATTGATCAATACTATAAAAATTAACTAATTTAGTAAGACCATATTTTGCTGCAATATGTTTTGCTTTGTTAAAAGTTTCTTCAGGTAATTTCTCATGTGGTATTTTATTTAATAAACTTAATAAAGCAAATAATGTAATACTCTGTGATACTTTAGTTCTATCTTTTGAACCAAAAATATCCATAATTTTAGTCAGAGAAGCAAAAAATAATGGATTTTCATCTACACAAAAATCTTCATCTTTAATATTAATTTTTGCATAGTTATTTAATGCAATAAGATTATTTTTTCTTGTTCTTATTAAAGAATGGAGTTGAGGATATATTTCTTTAAATTCATCAGATAATAATAATTCAATATTTATATCAAGTATTTCTAATTGTTGTTTTTGCCATTCTGTTTGTTGTAATTCGATATTATATACTTTTTTTATAAATTCAATTGCTTTAATTCTTTTACATTTTGCTAGTTTTTCTACTAAAGATATTATTGTATATTTCGCATCGCAACCAAAACATTTATATATTTGTGTTCCACTATCAGTTGTATAAATATGTGCCGAAGGAGTATCATCTTGATGATCAGGTAATATACAATTTACCATACTATGTATATTTGTAAATTCACATAAATCTATTCCATTAATAAAATCATAAACTTCTTGTTTATTTACACAAATAACTTTATCACCATTTATTTGAAGAAGATGTTTCATTAAAATTACATCTAAATTTTTTATTGCATTAAAATGGGAAAACTCCTCGTAAACCCTTACAGGACGGGGATTCTGAGCTTTCTGCATACTAATAGAAGAAGAGTTTATTGTATTAGTATTGATTAACCTCAAAGTAGATGAATCAACTATACTTTTTAATATATCTTTAAATTTAATCATAATATTATTAATATTTATTCTATTATTATAATCACAATTAATTAATTCTTTTCCACCAAAGAATAACCTTGTAGGATCAAATGTTACAGAGTCACTAGTAGGAAATAATGCAATTAATAATTTTTGAAATTTATTTCTTGTTTCTACATTAGTTATTACTATATTACTACAAAATACTAATCTAAATTTCTCTTTATATTGAGTATAAGAAAATGTTTTATATCCAAAAATAGGCAATATATTTAATTCTCTACAATTATTTAATTCTTTTTCAATAGTAGTACCACCATCAAAATCTAAAGCAAATAATTGTTGAGTAAGCCAATCTATACTTTTTCTACCATTGAGTAATGCAGGTTTAAAAGTTGCTCCATTACTTAATAAATTAGCTAATTCTTCAATTTCAATTTCTGTTTGTGCCATTCTAAATTGGATACCTTTAGATTGATCTCCACTTGGTTTGTTTTCAAAAGTTTTTCTGTCAACCATACATTTCACTAACATTTCATACCACGTCCTTTTCATTTTATTTTAAATCACTAACATTCATCCTTTTTTATTTTGTTTTATAAAATATAAAAACTAGATGCAGAGAGAAAGGACAACTCTCTTTTTTAATGGGTAATTACTCCATTAAGCATCTAGTAAAATTTGTGTTGTATTTCAACACAAGAAAAGACACCTCTTTATTTATGAGATGCCTTTAATCTATTGAAAATATTTAATTCTAATAAATTCATATCAATCTGTGAAATTTATAATTAAATAGAGCAGGAGAAATATGATAGCAAACAAAATATAAAATATATGGTATACATATAAATCCTAACTCTATTAATTATAATTAATTATCAATTATATTTACAATCTGTTATTGTATTATTCTATAGTTTTACTATTCAGTATCAGTAATCTCTATTTTATTAACTAATTCATCAGTTTCTTCTGTAGATTCATTATTTATATCATCACCTAAATTATCATCAATCTTATTAATTATATCCATCATTTCAGTATCTTCGTTTAATTTCAAATCCACATTCTCACCTAATTCTAACAATTTCTGTTTTTCAATTTCTTCATTCAATATCTTCATAAATTCTTCCTGTTGACTCATTGCATCTAATCTTTTTTGTAAAATTAAAAAAGTTTGTTTATTAAAATATTCAATTTGTTCTTTACAATTCTCATCAAATTTTAATATAATTTCTTCTAGTAATTCATTATCTACTAATAAATTCATTACTACTAATTCTTCTTGTAAAGAATTTAACTCTAAACTCTTTAATGAAGTAAAATTAAGAATTAGTAGCAATTGAGTGAATTTCTCTAAATCTAAATTCTCTAATGATTTATCATTTTGAACAATTTTATGTATTTCTGATAATCTGTTTAATATTAATTCTATAGTAGTTTTTCTAAACTTTTTGTCTAGGAGTAGAGTAGAACCATCTGATAAAAAAATTTGAATTGTTTCATTGAAATTTTTAGAATCTAAACTTTTGAGAGATGAGAGTGTTAAAAGTTTGTTTGACATGTAATATATTCCTCCGTTTTATTTTTGTTTTATTGTTAAAATAGTATATTAATTATATTTACATTTTGTTACTAAATTTTAATACTCCAGTAACATTTCTACTCTAGGGTTTAATTTATCATACTGAAATGGTGCAAATGCTAACTTTAATCTTTCTCCATTGCTAACTTGCTTTATTATTGTTTTTATTATTTTTAAATTCCCATTCAGTAATTTTATATTTAAATTCTTTTTCCAATTTTATATATAGTTTTTCTTCAATAATTACTAAATTATCATATTCTTTAGGATAATATTTCTTAAATTTTTCTAATCTTTTAATATCTACTTCTTTCATCCAACCTTTCACTTCTATCCAAACATTTAATTTTGGAAGATAAAAATCTGGTAAGTAACTTTCTATTCCATTACTTTATCATCAAATTCAAATCTTTTTGGTTCAAATTCCCATATAATATTTGAATAATTAAAAATACGTGCTATATTAGCCTCCCATTTACTTCTAAAATATTTATCCAAATCTTTCCTATAACCACCAGTTTTTGAATATTTTGATTTGACTATATTTTTAGATATTTCTCTTCCTTTTCTTAAATTAATATAAATTTTTTCTTTTTGTTCTTGTGTTTTATTTTGCCATGCTAATTTATATTTTTCAGATAATATTTGCTTTGTTTCATATGTATGTTTTTTACCTAACATTCCTTTAGGATGATTTGTTTTTACTAATTTAATAAATTGATTAACTGTACGAATATGATTTTGTTTTTTAATCTCTTTTCTTTCATTAATAATATCTTCTGTTAATACTTTTCTATTTACATTTGTTATATTAAGTCTTTTTGCTTTGCGACAAATCTCATGTTTGTCTCTATTCATAATTGTAGATAATTCATCTAATTTTAATTCATTAGGATGTTCTTTATACCAGTTTATTATAATAATTATTTCCTCTTCTGAAAAAACATTTCTTTTACCACTTTTTAAATTCATTCTTAACTTTTTACTTCTTATCATATTTTCTGTTCTAGATAATTCCTTTGCTAATTCAAAAACACTTAAAATACTAACATTTTCTATTAAAAATTGTTCTTCTTCTTTAGACCATTTGCCATTTTTCATTATTTATTACCTCCTATAGTATATTTTCTTTTCCTAAATAAAAAATAAATCAGAGGAAGTAGTCTAGGAAAACTACTTGTCATGTTGCAATCACTATCCTCTGACAATTATATTTACTATCTTAATAATTATTTTTTAGGTTTAAATTTACCACATGTTAAATCATTAATCTCTTTTTGAATTCTCCCTTCTAAACTTTTTACTAAAATACTACATCTACCATCTCTATATCTACTACATGTGATGCAATTACTTTTAAATATTTGTAATTGTTCGTTAGTAGGGAAAATACCTACAAAATCGACAGGACGGATTTCAATTATAATTCTAGGATTTTCAGAATCATAAAATATACCTTGTGTCCTTTCACATGATTGTGTATCATCAACCCATATACATTCTGATTCTGTAAAGGAATCAAGAAGTAGTTTATACATGTTATTACTATCCATATCTATCCTTGGAAAATAAAACGTGCAATCTACAAAATACTTCTGGAATCTATTATCTGATTTTTCCCAATCTTGAAGTTTAACTTGTTCTTTAATATGTTTAATGAATTTTTTCTTATAATCTTTTGCTTCTTTGGTTTCATACATCGTAACTTGAGGGACAGGTTTACCATTCTTATAAATTAAGAAAGACCTTGGTTTAAGATAATGATTCACACTGACTCCGATAGGACTAACTAATTTTAATACATTTGAAATAAATATCACTCACTTTCTAAATTTTATTGAAATTAATCTAAAATCATTTCTAATCTAAAATCACAAAACCTTATAAATCAATACTTTACAACACATCAAAAATCTAAAAATCTTAACAAAATTACGTTTTTATTTTAATATTGCAAATAAAAAAGAGTAGGGAAGAGGTTTAACCAATAAACCAATTCCT